TCAAAAGGTGTATCGCCAACTAAAGCTGTTATGGGCATACGGGCCCACATAGCACCACCATGAACTGTATCTTCTGGTTCTCCTTCTGCTTCTATTCCTGTAAATATTATGTGAAAACTAAGACATCTGTTTGGCATGGTAGTAACACCCACAGCCATAGCGTGTAGAAATTCACCATGATACTTATCGTGGTTGTGAGTATACTCTCTCCTTACCCAACATTTAAAGTAAGGAATATTGTTGTAAAGATATGACAATTTAAGCTTTTACTAACTTATATCCTTTTTTCTTAGCCTGAGCTCTAATTTGTGCAAGTGTCATGCTTTTAGGTGCTCCACCTTTACGCATACCTTTACCTTTCATACCACCTCTTGAATAGCCTTTGGATTTTTTACCCATACCGCCATTTTTAAAACCTTTGGTCTTTTTAAACATAATATCTCCTACGACCTTGTAGTTACTTTTCTTCTATTACCTAAAACAGCTCCACAGCCTTTTGCTATAAAGCCACCTCCTTTAAGTTTAACACGATTTTGTTTTTGCATAGCATTTTCTATCGCAGCTTGTCTTTTTTTCTCATAAGCTGTTTGCACGCCATCGTCCATTCCAAATTTTTTATTACTTGTACTTGCCATACCGCCTCCTGATAATTTATTAGAAACATTAATTGGTTTACCTTTTCTTTTTGGATTTGGGTCTTTACGGCGTTTTCTAGCCACCAATTTTGCTCTTTGTTTTTTACTTAAACTATTTGCTTTTTTGCTAGGTAAACATTTTGGTTTACCTTCTGCTTTTTTTCTATCTCCACAAGAACCTTTTATAGACCCATCGGCTCCTATACGAACCCACTTTTCATCTAACCATTGTTTTAATTGGCCCATAAATTTAACCAGATGATCTCATAACAGCACCAAAACCTCCGTTAGCAATACCACCACCAGCAAACTTTTTTCTTTTTCTTTTTTTAGCTTTCGATTTTTTTGCGTAGTTTGGATCCTTACAATATTTAGAAGCTGCTAAATTGGCATATGCACTTGGATAAACATCAAAAGTTCTTTTAGCCCAAGCTTTACCCTCTGGACATATCTTGCCTTTACTTTTTGCTTTTTTTGCCATTATTTAATTCTACCAAATTTTTTTCTAATTGCATCTTTACCACGTCTAAATATTTCAGCCTGTCTAGGCTTATTCCCATATTTAGATCTTTGTTCCCCAACGGTTAGTATTTGTATTAGTCTTGCAAATGGTTTTTTTGTCCTTTTAACTTTTGCTACCGTATCTCTTGCATCTTGCACAGTTGCATACTTAATAGAAACAGTATCTCTTGGATTTTCGTCAGTATAAAGACGACGACCACTTCCTTTAGGTTTTTTGCCTGTGCCTTTTTTAGGATCTGCCATTTAACAACGCCATTGTCTACGTGACCAGTAGTTTGCTTTGGTTCTATCACTACCTAAACTTTTACTGCGAGCACAATAAGCTTTTCTTTTTTTTGGATTGTTAGGATGAGCACCAAGTTTAGGATCTCCAAAAGTAACACGCTTAATTTTTCCTGAAGCAGGATCTCTAACAAAAACTTCTCTAGTTTTTTTCCCAAATCCAGGAGAACCTTTAGAGATTCTCCTAGGTTTGTTTAGGGTCACTTTCTTACCCTTGTACTCAGCCATTAATCGTACTTTTTAATCAATTCCAAAATAATAGAATATGTGTCTCCACTTGAATGACCTATAGTTGTGATGTCGATATCGCCTGTAACACCACTACCAGCGTTATTAGGTATACCACCAAAACGATCATAATATTCGTCGCCTGTGCTATCTCCAGGTAATCCTGTGATTAACACATTACTGGTAGCATCAAATTCAATATTGACACCCATACCTCTACAAGCCCAATATATCCTTAAAACAGATACTTTAGTACAAGTTTGTCCAAGACTGTTTTTAGCTAAAGCTGAAACATCAACTTTTTTAACTGCACTTTCGCCTGTTCCATCAGATACATTAGTGAATTTAAGTATGGCATTTCTATCATCATCTTGGATAGTTTGGGATGTAACTGTATCAGCCATATTTAACTCCTAATATTAAGCGTCAGCAAATGGAGTTACTATAGTTCCTGAACCTAATACTATACCTTCAATATTGTATTTGGCAGATGCCATAGCAGTACATCTAATAACAGATCCTACAAGACCACCTTTAGTTGAACCATTAAAAGTAACTACGTCATTTGATGAGCCTGATATAAATACTTTACCACTTGCGTTATCTTTACCTATATAAAGACCACCAACAAATTTATCTGTACCATCAGTTAAGATGTCCATATCAGTTGCTGCTGTTTCAATGACAAAAGTAAAACTAGAGCCTAGATTATTTAATTGATTTGGGTCATCGTCGCTGCCTGGTGCAGTAGCAACAATACTTGGTAAAGTAAATTTACCATCTGCATCATTACAAAGTAATATTTTTCCTGCATGAGCATCAACAGTTAAAGTAGTATCAGCAGTCAAACTAACGACACTAGCATTACCCGATGAAATAAAACCAGATAAGGATCTAACTGGTCCTGAAAAAGTTGATTTAGCCATAATTTCTCCTAACTAAATATGTTGCCCCATCTTTGGAGTAAGTCTGCCGAGCCAGTTGGTGCAACGATTAATCTCGGTTTAATTGATTGTAAGTTAAATACTAGAAAAAAGAAAGGGAGCCGAAGCTCCCTTTACAGTAGAGGAGTTATCTCTAGGTTAGGCCCCTTGAGATCCAAATACGCATCTGTAGTTAGAGAAACCAAAAGAATATCTTTCTCTAGCTTTGTAGCGCATATTTCCAGTATCAAAGTCGCCTTCCAATGAAGTTGTCATTGGAGCTCTTTGAAAATGCTTGAAACCATCTGGACAATCAGTCTTAATGAAGAAAGCATCAGTATCTGTCAAGTAGTGGTTGACCACATATCCTTGAGGTAGCATACCTTGATTTCTTATTGAGTTGATGTCGTTGTCAGATGTTCCAACTCTTCCAGGACTGCTCATCAGTCTATCAGCGACAAATTGCAAAGCAGGCGGGATAATCAATTTTTGCCCTTGCAAAGCAATAGTTAAGTTTCTGTCGTCAACAAAAGTTGAGATAGATATGAGTGCATCTTCCAAAGAAGTTTCATTTAGATCAGTAAATGATGAAGGTCTATTACTTAGTGTTCCACCACCACCCAAAGGATGGTCAGTAGCAATAAGTGATTTACCATCTCCACCTAAGAAACTAGATGAAAACGCATTATTAAGAACTGAAGCAGCTTTTATTTGCTTCGTGTTCGCCATAGATCTAGCCAAGGCTTTTGTGTACCTTGAGCCAAGTCTATCATATAAGTTATCCTCGACTGCCTCTTCAGTTAAAGAGAAAGCAAGTGATACGGTTTCGTGTGTGTAACGAGATGTATAACCCTCAGTTGAGTTATCAAATGATACACCTGCACCTTCAGCTTTTGTCGGTGCGCTACCGAAACCAACGATCATCACTTCTTCCTCAAACGCTCTGTCTGAAGTTTCAGTATCGAAAATTTCTTCGTGCTCAGAATCGTAACGGTTGTACTCCATGCCAAAGAGGGCATTTAATCCTGGTTCCAATTCTTTCGCTAATTGAGCTCTATTAATTGCCATGATTTATACCTCTTACGCTAAGCCAGCGCCTTTTACGCCCATTATATGATTTTGAATTACTACAAGCACATTAGTGTTCGCTGAAGCAACATCTGAATTATCAGGATCTTCTGATATATCAATTGCTTTCAACGGCAACGTAGTAGCTGTAGCCCCTGTGGTGACGTCTAATTCTGCGCCTGATTGTCCAGTAATAGTACTTCCACTATTGGTGTAAACAATATCAAAGTTACCGAACAAGTCAGCAACTGGGAAAGTATCATCAGCTTGGATTTCATACACAACATCAGGATCGTCAATTACAAAAGCGATAATGTCTGAAGCATTGGTGCTCGCTGGATAGTGAGCGCTAAAGACTTGTTCGCTTGTTGTAGGATCGGTGTATTGACACCCTTGAAAAACTCCAACTATAGGAACGGTGCCGCCATCAGCGTGGATTTCTATACCCCCACCAGTAACTTGCATAACCATATCTCCTGTGAAGATACTGGTTCCATAGTTTGCAGCGATTCTATATCTGTTTGTTCCACCAGATAAAGGAGCACCACTTAGTTTTTTAACAGGTTTCATACCGAATGAAGCATCTTTATTTGCCATTTTTATTACCTATATTGTTAAAAATATTTTTTAGTAGAAAAAGATTAAGATCTTTCACCACCACCAAAAGTAACGCTTGAACTTCTCTTAGGATTTAAAATCGGAGAAGATGGGTCAGATTCCTTCATCAAATCATTATCAATTGCTTCTTGTTGCATTTGGGCGCGGTTAGAAAAATAAGCGTTTCTTTCTTCGCGTATCTCATTTGGAATCTTTGCCAAAAGCAGTCCACCCACAGCAATAACACCTGCGTGCTTACCATCGTCCATAGTCGGAAGCTCAAAGTCTCCAATCTCTTCTCTGCGTACAAGTTCAAAACCTTCACGCAATCTAGACATTACATTCTTTTTATCTTCTTGACCAACGATTTCAGCCCTAATCCACCTATAAGTATAACCTTCAGGGGCTGGTGGTGTTTCTAACATTGATGGGGGACGCCATCTTTTGCGAGTCTCACTATCGGCTCGTGTGTTTGCAGAACGAGGAGTTCTGTTGTTTGAATCTGTTTTTTCTACCATTTTTCTATTGCCTCTTATATCTTGCGTACTCTTCAAGTGGTACGTTTAATTTTTTAGCCATTTGAACCTCAGAAGGCGTTAAACGAACTTGTCTTTTACCGCCACCCTTAGATTCTGCTCTGTTAGCTGATGCAACTTTTTGTGTCGCATTTTTTTGTGTTCTTTGTCCATAAATTTCTTTTTGAACTCTTTTATCTAACTCTGAATAATAATTTTGTGGATTATAATCAGGGTGAGTATTTTCATTAGACATTAATTCCATATGAATGTCCATAGCTTTTTCTGTTTCTGGATTTGCTGGAACGTAACCCTCAGGTCCAGTATGACCATACTTTCTTAACTCTGCCTGATTATTAGAATATCTAAGCTGCCAAAAATCTTGTTTAGAAATCCAGTCTTGTGCTTCTTGTGATGGAACAGGAGTTTGCATTTGATTTGCAAATACTTGATTAAATTGATCATCTAAATTAACAGGTTCCTGGTTAGAGATGTTACTTTTTGCTTCTTTAAGTTTATTTTCCTCACCAGTAATCCTAGTTAATATATCTAAAGCTTTTGTTTGTTTAGCGGTATCGCCATCTGCGATTGCATCTTC